ACCAGCACCATCTACGTTTTCGATTGTTACTTGACCTTTGTCTTGCATATCCAAGCCAGCTTTAGAGCCTTTTGGATAGATACCGTGAACAGTGTTAGGACCCCACACTACCAAGTAGATAGATGTATTGTCATTACCGTCAGGGCTGGCTGCAGAAGTTAATACGTTCTCAGCGTTCAATGCTGATTTAGAGTTGAAGCGTGGACCAAAGCCTGTGAAAGCTTCAGGTTCATTTGCTTCAGCACCGTAGAACAATGTTTGTGCAAACTCTTGGTTCATACCTTCAATGTGTGCGCGATCTTCTGATAAACGGAAAGCAGCGCTATTACCATTTAAGTCAGCCAACGCTTGATCGACTTCAGCATACGCTTCCAACATACCAACAGTGTCAGTCACTTGTACTGTGATTGATTTAGTTGGTTGTACGCCACCGTATAGTTTGCGCCATGTTGGTGTTGGTAAACCTGAACGGATTGTAGTGCGGTGACCAGTAGGTAAGTTACCTTCAATCCATACCATGTCATCTAACACTTCGTTAGTTTGAGTTAAGATTTCCGCAATGGTGTCAATCTTGCCATCAGGGTCTAGTCGTTTTGTAATATCCAATAGGGTTGGATGTGTTGCTGCTAATAAAGCCATGTTAAATACTCCTTAGTTTTGATTTGGAAACATTCGTTTAGCTGGATCAGCCGATACACCTCGCGGTTTACCTTGACCAATCACTAGCCTATCTTCACTGATTGATTTACCAATCTTGTAAAATGCGCGTACTACTTCGGGATGATTTCCGAAACCAGTAGTGTCAAGTAGCTGTGTCAACTCAGGGGTGCCGAAAGCATCTAAGGCTCGTTTGGCTACCGCTATGTTTTCATTAAGTTGCGCCCCGCCCATTTCAGGATCGGCCTTAATACTATCAACCCACTGTTTTTGTGTTGCCTGATACTGCTCGGCTTCTCGTTGACGCATGGCCACGCCAAGATCAACAAGTTTCTGTCCTTCTTCATTTGATAGGTTCTTCTCTTTAGCGAAGGCTATCAGATCCGTAGATGTAGCTTCATCCAGTGCAAAACCTTCAGGCAGTTCAAACTCATAGTTGATTTCTGCGGGCGGTTCTTCAGGCGCTTTTGTAGCATCCTGCGTTTGCGAGCCATTGTCACCATTACCATCCCCTTGAGGTTGATTGTCAGCAGTGTTCGTCATTAGCGTATCACCTGCTGGTGGTGTTGTTGGTTCTGCGACTGGTTGACCGTTTACATTCTCGCTTGTGGTATCAGTGTTAGTTTGACCACCTGCATTTTGTTGATCAGTCATTGTTACTATTCTCCTTGATTAAAGTTTCATAAAGTTCAGGGCAATTTGAATGCACCTCGTTCACTACCATCAACCCAATATTTCTTTGTCCTTCATTAAAAAAAGTTGTTGAGTTTCCAGTAAAGCTTGTCCGATACACGCCTGTCATCTCTAACAAACGCCATATAAATCGACGACCACGCTTGTCACTCATAAGCCATTTAAAATCTTCTATCTGACCGTTGCGTAAATTCTTTCTATCTTTAGCCATTTCAGCTTGACGCTTCTCTTGGCCAACAATATCAATCGGGTCTAAATTATCCATGCAATAACCTTATCAAAAGAATTAAACATTATGCGAACGAAAGCCATCTTTAGAAGTAATGAGCAATATATTTAATAAATTGCAGAATTGTCATAGAGATTAAGTAGCGTAATAAAGGTAATAGCAGTTTTTGCTTCACCTCTACCCACTATCTACGCATCCTACGCTTATATCGAATATGCCAATAAAATCCACTAGCAGCCCCAGCTTCAGCGTTTTGAAAGACTGTTCTAAAGTGACTAGCCCCGAAGTGATTTGCGCTAAAGTGATTAAGTGCCATTAGCTTAGATCATACGTTTCAGCAGTACGATTGCCTTCAGGTGTCACGGTAGAGATCACACGATTCTTAGTATCAGCAATGTCACGGAATGTTTCTGTGCCTGTGCCTGCGCCTGATACCTTGCCACCTAATACAGCGTTATGAAGACGTAAAGATTGAACGACTGATACTGCGCCCTCAACCGTTGCATTTAAAACGCTCGTAGGGATTAAATCTACCGCATCGCTGATGGCCGCTAGACTGTCTGTGCTAATGTCGAAGTTATCCATGATGTTGCCGATGTCAGTTTGTAATACATCAACCTTGCCGTTAATTTGAGTTACTTCGGCACTCTGAGCCAATTGAACTTGGTCACCAAAGAATAAGCCTTTAATGTAAATCCCTTTGCTCATTGAAACAGGAATACGATAGCCCGTGACGTTATCTACAATCACAATCTTAAACCCATCCGCTTGCAAGAATCGGTAAGTCGTATTAGTTACGTTGCCAAGATTTGTACCCGTTGCATAATTAGCTTCGGGAGTTGCGTTAGTAATTTTCCATAATGTGAAATCACCCGAACCGCCTTGAATAGTGACTGAACTGTCACCGTTACCATCCTCAATGTTAGCCGTAATGGTTTCAGTTGTTTGCGGAGTAATCGTTGCTGGCGGTGTAGCGATAATGGTGGCGTATTTAGTATCCCCAGCCAAGTTGCTAGCTTTAATGGTAATTGTGCCACCTGTATATACACCAGCCGAGAACGTGCCACCTGTGTAAGCCTCTACCGCACCAGCCGAAGTGTTCACTTTCATGTTAGCTGTGCCGATATTGACCGCTGTACCATCACGGGTAGCAATTTGTCCTAGCTTGATGAACGCTTCACTCAATCGCTTGTACGATGTAAAGTCGTAGAACTTGCTTAGTGTTTCAAGCGTAGTGTAAGCCGCTACAGTAGCTTTAACAGTCTGAGTGATACCAACATCCTCACCATAGGCAGGAACGTAGAACAGAACGCCACCTGTGTTAGCAGGGAATGAACCGACTTCTCGCTTAGTGCCGTACTTCTCAATTGCGTAATAATAAGTTGAAGCAATGCCAGGAGGGATGTAGTAATTATATGTGCCTGCCGTACTTACTTCACCTTGGAAGTATTTAGTCGTACCACTTGCATCAAAAATACATAGCGATGTGCCGATTTGTACGTTTTGGAATTGGAATGTTGTAGATGTTCCAGATGCGTCTTGATAAACGGCTGTAATCGTGCCTGTGTTAGTAATGGTGTTAGCTCTAATGCTTGTTAAGTTAGTTCCTGCGCTAATCGTGCCACTATTGTTAATAGTCCAGCCAACATAATACGTTTGCCCGTTAGCAACCGTACACTCGTCAAGCGTTTGTAAGTTAGCTACTTGATTTAGCTGATATTGGTAAGCATCATAAATCTGTTGGATTGAAAGCGTACCTGTGACTGTGATTGTCTTAGTGCCAAAGTTAAATGTCACCCCTGTGATGGCGGCAGCATTAGCAATTACATCATTTGTTGTTGGTAGCTTTGTATGCACATAAGTTGGAGTTGTAGCCCCATTGCCTACTAATGAAACGGTTGCAATTTGCTTGTCATATCCATAGCGACTTGAGCCAACAACATGGGTTTCAGCACCCTTTGTCGTACCTGTACAGAAATAATTAAATGAACTTTGCAACCCAATACCATTAGCAAAATCCCACGCAAAATTAAATACGCTTGTTGCTACACCTGCTACTGTCACCGCAGTTTGCTGTGTCAAGTCAAAGGTCACATCAGTCGTGTTGCCCTTAGGGCGAATGCTTGCCACGTTTGCCCCGACTGGCTGATAGTACATATAACCATCAGATAGCAAATTGCCCGCTGTGTCCTGCGCCCTAATAGTGATTGTTTTAGACCACACCATCACGTTGTAAGTGCCACCCGAAACGGATTGCGAATACCAAACAATGTTTGTGCCTTTGAGATTATCTTTAAGTTCTACATAAGCACCGCCCAATTGAACCCATTGCGCCCCTGCGTAATAAGAAGGCAATACATAGGTGGAGTTGTAATTCGGAACAGTAATCTTGTTTGCAATCGCTACTGAACCTACGTTTACCTCTGGACCGTCTGTGTCGATTGGGGTATATCCCGCCAAGCTAAGTTGAGGCACGCCAAAGTTAAGCCATACACCAACAAATGTTTTTGTTGCTTGGAAATCAATTGAGGCCGTGATGTTGTCTTGTCTTAAACGAGCCTGTGATGTACCTGTGCCTCTTGCACAAAGAATCCAGCACACATCGCCTTGAGTAGTGATGCGCGAAAAGTTATTTAAGTCGGTTGTAATCCAATCCGCACCATAGCGAACGCAAGCATCAATCATAGTGAACTTGGCGGGGTAAAGCACATTGGTGCTTACCAGCTTCATAATCTTCTGCCCGTTTTGACCTAGCCAATCAAAGCCTGGATATGGGAATGGGGCGTTTGCTGCTGCTGCTTTGCGCCCGTTAAAGATGACTTCACCGCCCGTTGCACTACCCCGAACCTCAAATCGGTTAGAGCATGAGCCATCGTTGCGTAGCTGTGCTACCCGTGATTCTACAGTCAACGTGCCCTCAATGAACAAGTCTTGACCGCCAGCATCAAATATCCGATAGAGGTCGCCACGGTTTGTAATGGTGAACCCTGTCGCAGCACCAAGGCTCAAGTTCATTGTGTCTGTGCCTGTCTGCGTGATACCTGTTTGAGTTGTAAACGCTTGCGCTGTGAACGTGCCAAAGGCCGTGTCAGTTGTTAATGATGTAGCCGAAGCAATAGCCGTAATTGTCTTAGTGACACCACCGACTGTAATCGTACCGCCAACACGAGGGGCGCTGGTCGCTGGTGCTGCACCAATTGAAAAGGCAAACGCTGTACCGCTACCTGTGACTGTAGTCGTACCAGCACATGAAACTGTCCCTGTTCCTGCTACTGCTGTGGTTCTTGCGAAAGCCATTATTTATCCTCTTTCGGATCATTATCATCTTTAGGTGGTTTTCCACCATATCCACCGAATAACTCTTTAAGTATCGCTACAATGTCATTCCGATAGACAATCGCCCAAATAGCAATTGAAACATCAAGCCATATCGTTATGCTTTTGGTTAGTAGCGATTCAATCATTATGTCAATTCACCGAAAAATGTTTTACCTACTTGAGGCACAATCGTTAAACCTAAACCGTTAGCGACAATCTCAAAAGCGTGTTGCGCTGTAGAATCCCAAGCCGTGTAGGCTTCATCTTTAATGTCGAATGTGCTTTCACCAGCGAATTGACCGCCACCACCAAAAAAGGTATATCGAAACACGGCATGGTCGAATAAATTATCCATAATCACACCAACCGTTAGATGTGTAGCCGTTAGCTGTTTACCATGAGCAAACGCAACAACAGGAGAGATTTCAATTGTACGCATTATTTGTGTTCCTTCATTTTGAACCAGAGCCAAGAGATAGCGAATACCGAGATGCCTAAATCTTTAAAAGCCCACAAGGGGACTTCTGCGTCTGTTGGTGATACGCCTGTAGTTAGATAAACGTAATTGCGAAACGCTTGACCTAGTAAGCCTAGCATTGCTAAGACTAAGCCAGCCTTGAAGCCTTTAGAATAGTGTTGTAGTGCAGGGCTGAACATTGACATGGCAATGATAATCGCACCGATAATATCAAACACCGTTACGGTAAAGAATAATAAATCTCTCATACTGAATCCTTAATATCTGATTTAACATCTTTTAACACTTCGCCTATGTCTTTATCTTCACGCTTAGATAGCCAATTAGCTATGAAAGATACGACACCGACTGAAATAGCACCGATAGCGACACCGACTGCCATAGCGTTGTCAGGGTTCTGTAAGTCAATGCCCACCGCCCTTGCAGTAATCCCACCGAGAGAGAAAGCAAAGCCAAAGGATAAAGCCACGATAATTGCACCAGCAGCGAGCATCCCTTTTTGTTTGATTTTTTTAGGTTGCCAAAATATTGACATAGCGATGCCACCGAATAAACCAGCGACACCGAGAATTATTTTAGTTAATCCGAAACTTGTACTTACAGGCTCAGCCATTGTCGTTTCCTATTGGTGTTGATTGATGTAGTAATTCTGTCTTAGCTGCTGAACCAGCACTTGATCCGAAGTAATAAGAAACGATTGCGGTCCATGCCGTGCCTAATGAACCAAGCAAAACCATCATTGCGTCTGATTTAATGACTGTACTAAACATGATTGAAAGCAAAATGCCAAAGAAGCCAATCGTTACAATGATTGCTAAGGTTGCAGGAATAAACGACCTAGTAGCTATCTGCATATCACGCGCTGATTTGCGATCTTCAACGGCAAGCTTTTCAAAGTTAAGACCTAGTTCTTGCGCTTGCTTTTGTAGTTCAATCTCAGCTAATTTTAATTGTGCGATTTGTTCAGCGTTTAGCTTGCCCTCGCTGATAGTGTCTTGCACCTTATCTTCGTCAATGCCGAGAGCCTTAGATACTGCCGATACAGCAAGTCCAGCCAATGGGCCACCTAATGCGCTTGCTACCGTTGGTGCTAATGTCTTTAACCAATCCATAATCAACCTTTCACAATCTCAATGTAAACTTTGCCAGCCTTTAAAGCTTTAACTAGCACTGGCATAAACTTGTCAAATGCAACCCGTGAACTACCGATAAAATCGCTACTCTTGCCATCCCAAGTGCCAACCAAAATGCAACCTTCTGTGTTAGCTGAAGTGTTGCCAGCGTGAATACGAACACCAGTAAAGTTTGGCACATCGAGCAATAACGGTAATAACTTTTTGAACCTGTTTGACATTGTAGTAACAACTTCATATTTGCCGTAAGGTATTGCAGTTTTACCAAATATCTTTTCACCATTGTCACGCACCTTATCTTCTAGCGTATGGCATAGAAACTTATCATCAATAAGCATTTCACCAATGGTGGCCGTGTCGTTAAAGTTTTTACGCTTGACTGTAATCAGCATGATTATTCAGAAAACAGTTTAGATACTTGCGCTTTAATTTTCTGCAACTTAGCGTTATCAGCTTCGATGCTTGCTTGCAGTTCTGCTTGCGTATCAAGTAAACCTTTGATAGTTTCATTGTGTTCTGCAATAACGCCTTGCAAGCGTTTGTTTTCTTCTTCAGCACCT